GCGATTATCAAGCGGGAGTGGTGGCAGCTATGGGAAGCTGAAGATCCTCCTGCGTGTCATTATGTTATTCAGTCGTATGATACGGCGTTTTCTAAGAAGGAGACGGCGGACTACTCCGCTATCACCACATGGGGTGTATTTTCGCCACAGGAAGGCATGGGTGATGCGATTATCTTGTTGGATGCACAGAAAGGCAGGTGGGACTTCCCTGAGTTGAAGGCCGTTGCACAGGAGCAGTATGTTGAGTTCAACCCGGATATGGTGTTGATTGAGGCCCAGGCCAGCGGTACGCCATTGACGCACGAATTACGGGCGATGGGTATCCCTGTGGTGAACTACCGGCCCTCTAGGGGCAATGACAAGATGACTCGCGTACATGCGGCGAGTCCTGTGTTTGAGGCTGGGATGGTGTGGGCGCCTGACCGTGTGTTTGCGGACGAGGTGATTGAGGAGTGCGCTGCATTTCCGTTTGCACCGCACGATGATTATGTAGACACTACGACGCAGGCAATACTAAGATTCAGACAGGGTAACTTCATCAATCTTTATTCTGACGAGGATGAAGAAGAAGTATACCGAGATAGGCGCGCATATTATTAAGCCCCCATACGGGCATACCCTACGGGGAAAGGAGATCTCTCATGGCAAAAGTTAAATCTGTTGCAAAAGGTGCTAGTTCGTTATTTGACAATCTTTTTGAAAGAGTTGGAACGGCAACCACTCGTGGTGCTCAGCGACAAAAGAAAAAGAAATCTAACGTTTTTCAAAGAGACGCTAAGACTGGCCAAGTTCGCTCTGTTACTCGCGGTGAGAGAGTCAAGCGAGGACAGAAGGTAACGGGTGGCGCGGCAGCAGCAACTGGCGCCGCAGCGGCAGGATCTGCAGCCATGGCTGACAAAGGTGGTAAGAAAGAATCTACCAAGGTTGGCAAAATGAAGCGCGGTGATTCTGTCAAGCGCACTGAGACTCCTAAGAAGGCTAGCGAAACCCGTGGCGAGCGAAAGCAAAGAACCAGTCCTCGCGGCGTATCTGTTGGCCGATCAAAGCCAAAACCAACATTGAACAAGCAGGGTGCTGCGGGATTTGCTGCAGGCTTAGATGCAGCAGGCAAGCGCAAAGCGGCAAAGAAAGCTGAAACGGAAGCTAAAGCAGAAGCCGCCGCATCAAAAGTCACATCCACCACTGCCAAGCCTGAGAAGAAAGAAGAAAAGAAGAAGCGTCGATTTACTTCTCCTGCTAGTGGCAGAGGCCGTCGTATTGTTCGCCGCATGGGCGGTGGCATGATGAAATCCAAGATGGCATCTAAGGGTGGAGCGAAGGGTGGCCGCATGCCTACGGGTATGAAAGACGGCGGATCACTTGAGATGACCATGGTTGGTGGCCGTAAGGTTCCCGCATTTGCTGCAGACGGCAAAGGTGCCAATGATCTGGCTAAGAAGATGGGCGGCGGCATGATGAAGTCCAAAGGCATGGCTAAGGGCGGTGCCATGAAGAAGAAAGGTTATGTCATGGGTGGCTCAGTTAAGAAGAAGGGTATGGCCAAGGGCGGGTCCGTCAAGAAGAAGGCTGTCTCACGCAAGCCTCGCGGCGTAGGTGCTGCACTTCGTGGATACGGCAAGGCGATGCGATAATGAGTAAGATCGATACGCTTATAAAGCTGGCAGGCAAGTTTAAGTCGGACTTGCGCCAGCAGTATAAAGATTCGATGAGTTATCCAGACGCTGGTGAAATTGCTGACATTAAGAGAAGAGGCGGTGACTCTCCAAGAGACTCAATAAACAACGCATTCAATTACATTGAAAGGTCAAAAAGCCCTGATCAAGCGAGAAGCAGGGCGAAGGAGATGTTTGGCGAGTTTGATGTTGACGGTGCTATCGAAGAAGCGGGTGGCTTTGAGAAAGCGTTCAAGACTGCTCCGATAAAGGGCGTGACTAGGGCGCGTGAAAGCATGCTAACGCCTGCCCAAAAAAGGCGTGCTCGCAAGACTCAGAAAGACTTGGGCCTCTCTTCCCGCAGAGACATGAAGGATGCCAAGCCGCCTGTTGAGAAAGCCAAAGGCGGTATGGCGACAAGCCGATCTCGCAAGCCAAGAGGAGTGGGTGCGGCTTTGCGTGGTTATGGAAGAGCGCTCAAGTAAACTAAGATAGACTAGAAACAAAAGGATCAGTTTTGCCATATCTGCAAAGCAACATCCCGCACTTTAAGTGCTGGGTGAGAAGAGAGTACACACACAACCATCAGAAATATCACGGCGAGTTCTTACATGCGATGGCAATCGCTGTGACCACAATGCCCACGAGGTGCTTGAGTTTTCAGGTGATCTTCACGGGCTGTGAGAATGATGACGAAGAGGACGAACCGAATGTGCATGGTGGGGCCATGTGGGCGAGAATGCCGATCACTGCTTTGGTGGCGGACACGCCGTTTGAAGATTGGCCCGTCCCTATGGCAGTACACGATGCCCAGCCTTGGGACTGCTCTTCTCACACTCATGCTGTATACGTTCTAGATCGCGCCACTCCATGTCCCTGGCTTGCCAAGATTGATGGCAATATGTACCCGGCAAAGTATCTGTTTACGGTTGATTATGCGGAGAATGAGATCGCTGATGATCCTGCGCAGCACAAACAATCGCATGTGATGGAGTTACTTGATGCTGGCGAGTGGACGGGGAATATAGTAGCTTTGCCCAACAACAGGGTGCGAGTGACGCATCCTGCGTGGTTTGAGACTGGCAGTGGGGCACCTGACTTCAAGCCTTCTCAGCACATTCACTACAGCAAGTCGGATTTGGATTACACGTTAGATGTGAATCGTATCTTCGATAATCTGTATGCGGACAGTGGCCACGATACTGAGGACGAGTAAACTCGAACATGGACGAGTGATCTTGACCAGATGAGATAAACCCAAGAAGGGCATGCCATGGCCATAGAGCGCGGTGTAGATGACGTTGATATCGATGAGCTAGGGATCGAGGACAACACCAAAGAGATCGAGGTGGGCGCTGAGTCTCCTGAAGATCTGATGTTTGATGGCATGGATGATGAAGATGCCGCTCTCATGGACGATGGCACCATGGTGTTTGGTGAAGACGAGCTTCGTGAAGACATCCCCCCTCCGTTCAACTCTAATCTTGCTGAAGTCATTGATAAGTCTGATCTGGGCAGAATCTATTCTGACTTGATGGGTGACATTGATGACGATAAGTCATCGCGCAAGGAGTGGGTTGATCAGTATACCGAGGGCTTGAAGTTCTTGGGCATGAAGTTTGAAAATCGCACTGAGCCTTTTGAGGGCGCATCTGGTGTGATTCATCCGTTGCTTGCCGAATCTGTCACACAGTTCCAAGCACAAGCATACAAAGAATTATTGCCTGCTGGTGGCCCTGTTAAGACCATGGTCATGGGCATGGGTACACCGCAGACTGATCTGCAGGCGGCTCGTGTTCAGGAGTTCATGAACTATCTGATCACTCAGGAGATGAAGGAATACGATCCTGAGACTGACCAGCTACTGTTCTATTTGCCTTTGTCTGGCAGCGCGTTTCGCAAGGTTCACTTTGACCAATCACTAGGCCGTCCTGTTTCTCGTTTCATCCCATCTGAAAAACTGATTGTGCCTTACGGCACCACCAGTCTTGATAATGCGGTGCGTATCACGCATGTGATTGAGATGTCGATGAACGAAGTGCGCAAGCTTCAGCAGACGGGCTTCTATCGCAAGACCAAGGTAACTGGTGAGTCTGACGATACGACATATTCATCTACGGATGTGGACGAAGAGATCGATGAACTGCAGGGCGTGAAGCCATCTGGTAGCTCTAGCGATTACGAAGCAGAGCTCATGGAAGTTCACGTTGAACTTGATATCCCAGGCTTTGAAGACAAGGACGCGCAGGGTGAAGACACAGGCATCAAACTACCGTACATCGTCACGTTACTCCCCAAGCAAAACACGATTCTTTCGATACGCAGGAACTATGTCGAAACGGACGTTATGCGCCGTCGCATTGACTACTTTGTGCATTACAAGTTTCTGCCAGGTGTTGGTTTTTATGGTTTTGGTCTGACCCATATGATTGGTGGATTGTCTCAGGCATCCACTTCGATTCTGCGTCAGCTGATCGACGCTGGCACGCTGGCTAATTTACCTGCAGGTTTCAAAGCTCGTGGTATCCGCATTCGTGATAGCGATGTGCCACTGCAGCCTGGTGAGTTCAGGGATATGGATGCACCCGGCGGGTCACTGCGCGATGCGTTGATGCCTCTGCCTTTCCAAGAGCCAAGCGGCACGTTGCTGCAGTTACTTGGTATGTTGGTGGAGGCAGGCCGTCGTTTTGCTTCTGTGGGTGATATGCAGGTTGGTGACGGTAACCAGCAGGCGCCTGTCGGCACCACGATTGCGTTACTTGAGCGTGGCACCAAGGTGATGAGCGCGATACACAAGCGCATGCACTACAGTCAAAAAGTTGAGTTCAACTTGCTTGCACGGGTGATCAAAGAGTCACCGATCAAGGCATATCCGTATCAGATAGCCAGTGGTCAGCAGCAGTTGCTGGCACAGGATTTTGATGATCGTATCGACATCATTCCTGTGTCTGACCCAAATATCTTCTCTATGAGCCAGCGCGTGATGCTTGCTCAAGAGATGATGCAGATGGTGCAGTCTAATCCGCAGATCCATGGGCCTATGGGTATGTACGAGGCGTATCGACGCATGTACGAGGCGATGGGCGTGCAGCAGATTGAGCAGTTGTTGCCTCCACCTCCACAGCCACAGCCTGTGTCTCCCTCCATGGAGAACGCTGGTTTCTTGCAGATGCAGCCTGCACAGGCTTTTGCAGAGCAAGATCATGACGCTCACATGGACGCGCACCTTGCCTTACTAAGGACTCCCATCGTTGCTTCTGCCCCTCCAGGGCAACAGCAGGGGTTGGCGATGATTCAGGCGCACATCTATCAGCACATTGATTTCAAGGCGCGTGAGATGGCGCAGCAAGACCCTGAGATCAAGCAGATGGAACAACAGATGCAGCAGACTCAGCAGCAAGCACAGCAAGAGGCGCAAGTTAACCCAATGGCTGCGCAACAGGCTCAGATGCAAATGCAGCAGATGCAGCAACAGATGCAGTTGATAATGGAAGACAAGGTTGCTCAGATATCTATGCAGCTAACTGAGGCAATGTCACCGCAACTTGCC